CATCCGTCAGCGAGAGAACATCTCACGAGACGAATGCGGAAGTGGCGGAACTGGCAGACGCGCACGTTTGAGGGGCGTGTGGTAATCCCGTACGGGTTCAAGTCCCGTCTCTCGCACCAAAGATATAACCTTGAAATGACGTAGCTACGTGGTTTCAAGGTTTTTCTTTTGCCCTTTTGGGGTTTATTTGGGGTTTATTTTATTTTTCACCCTTTATAAACACAAAAATCCCCGGATTACCACTATTGAAGTGATATCCGGGGATCATTATTTATAGATTTTAAAAGATCTTAAAAGCCTTTTAAAGTTTGATTTAGTTTTTAAAACTTACTTCGATGCCAGGACATAGCAAGCTCTTATTGTCTGCGGACCGGCGAGGCCGTCGACGGTTATGCCTGCGGCTTTTTGTACCTGAATTGTTGCGGTTCGGGTGCCTGCGCCGAAGATCTCGTTATTGTCTACGCCCTGTGTGATTATGCCTTTCTTCTTGAGCAAGGCAAGCTGCTGTTTGTAAGAATAGACAGCAAGATTTCTGTCGCCTTCCTTGAGGTAATCCTTGAGGTTCGGAGCATCGATTTTGACCGTTGCGGTTGTCGGCTTGACTGCCGTGTTTGTTGTGGTTGACGACGCAGCCTTGTATGTCACACCGAAATATTTACAAATGCCCTGTGCGATTTTCTCGCCGATTGCCGTTGTGTTCTCAGTTATCCATTTTGCTATTGACGGTACATCATGGAAATCCACCTCAACATATGCGGTCGGTGCATCAGGTGTATTTACTTCGAGCAAACCGTTATTTGCACTCACGCTCTCACTCTTGCCGGGTGTAAACGGTGCCAAAACGTCAAAAATCGCCTTAGCAGCCTTGCTGCCCTTTGCGCTTCCGCTATAATAATACACTCTTGTTCCGCTTGTCTTGCCGTTGTAGGCGTTCGTGTGGATCGGCACGTGTAAGTCTGCGCCCCACCTGTCGGATTCGGTGCAACGTGCTACAAGGGAATTTGTAGTCGGTGTCATTACGGATATTCCGCTCCTTTGCAGTGCAGCCTTGCACGCATTAGAGATTTTGACACACTGCACGCCCTCAGTTGTGTTGCCGTAAGCATAAGCATTGTCATACTGACAGCTCGGAGATAAATATACTTTAGCCATTGTCGTCACCTCCGTGCAGAACGTCATCAGCCGTCTGTGCGTTCTTGGTGAAGCTGTTGTTCTTCCACCACGCGACGAGAGAAGCGCCGACGGTGAAAGCGTATGTAACATACTCCTGCCATTGATCAATGTCGATTGCTTCGCTTCTCTTGCCGAGGATAACGCAAAGCTGACTGATGAGTGCAAGCAAGAGAACGAGCGTTCTTGCCCATGTCTTCGCCGTTACACCTTTAATGTTAATCTTTTTCATTGTGATTCCTCCTTAGTCTTTCTGATTGATATGCTCTAAATCGCTGATACGGTGATCTGCGACCTTTGCCTTTTCTTCGAGCACGGGAACACGCTTCGCAAAGTTGTTATGTTCCCGTACTTCTCGTGTTAATTCTTCAATTTTGGTATCCGTTACCGCCTGTGCCTTTTCAAGTTCCTTTGACATCTTGGCATTTGCCGCAATGTTGCTTATTACAACGCCGATAAGCGACAAGACGCCCGTGATGATTGCTGCGATTATTCCTTCCATGCTGTACCGCACCTCACATCAGCCCGAGGGCTTTAAGAATTACAGCACAGATCGGCAAAATCACATTAAATGCAATCGCCGAGCCTGCGACATATATGATTGTGTCAATAAGTCTGTTTCCTGTTGGTGTCATGTTATGATTCCTCCTTATAATTCCTCGAAGTATTCTTTTGTGATTGTTTCGGGCGAACCTTCGGCAACAGCGACATACCTCTTGCTGCTATAAGTGTAATAGCCGTTCAGTATCAGCTTCATTCCGGGCGTCCACTTAAACGGGTTGTCTTGCGTGCCGACTGGGTTGTCCTGCTCGACGTATTCGGACTTGACGAGCTTATCTCCAACATAGTAGTTGTGCCAATCATACCCGATTTTATCTGACTGCTCAACCTTCTCGGTAATACCGCCGAGCTTTTCAACCTGCTCACCCTGAACGACCTTGTTTCTGTAAGCTTTAGCCTCAGACCGTTTCATCCGATACACCTCCTGTAATTATAGACAACGCCTCTTCTGCTGACAGTTCTTCGTCCTCTGTCGGCGTTATTGGAGGATTTTCGACCGTCTCATCCGGTTCGTCGAGCAGTACGGCAATGTACTTTTCAACCTCAGCCTTGTTACCGAGCGGTATATCAACTTCCGTGAAGCTCTGCGTATTATCTCCGTTCAAACGAATTTTGTATCCGTCGGGCGGAAGAACCTGAATAAATCCCTGTTCTGTCTTAACAATTAACTCCATGCCAAAGTCACCCCTTTTCCTTTGTACCAAACCTCAGTAGTGCCGCCATATACTCCTTGGTGAGTAAACGCCGCTATATAATCAACTTCTGCACCGTAATTCTTCTGATCTTCTTCCGAAGATTGCAGATAGGTGTTGTGGCTGATATACTCTCCCGTCTCTTTGTTGCAATGACATTTCTGATTTTTCAGATCATCTTTACAAGCGCTGTTCAGCGTGAGTGTGCAAGACGCCGTTCCGGCATTTACCCAATCACGACAGCCGTTTAAAAGACTGATAATCGCCTCCATATTTGACTTTGTGAGGTTTGAACAGGCACCCATGGCAAGGTGCCCTGTTATGGTTTTGGGCTTAATGCCGACATAGCGCAAATTTACACATCCAGCGAACATGTTAAATCCGCTTGAACCGTTGCTTCGGGTTATGTCAAGGGGTGTTCCCAAAATATATTTGAGGTTTGAACAGCCGTTGAATGTCCATTCCCAGCCGTTCCTGTACGTGATGTCCTCTCTTTTCTCCCCTGTTTCAAGGAGTGTAAGTTCTTCCACGGGAGAATTACTGAATAGGAACGCCATGTTCGCTATATTTTGAGAGCCCATGAGCACCATCTTTTTGACATTCGTACCACTAAGCCAAAAGACTGAGCTTGTATTGCCGCTTGATTTATTAAATCCCGAATTGTCAACACCCGATACATTTATTTCAACGTTGCTGATTTTTTCACTGAATTTGGTGCCTGCGGAATATAACGCATTAGGTGTCTCCAAATAAGGCGTAACGACAAGACCGTCAGAGTCAATATAGTCCGAAGCTTCATCATCAGCGATCGTATAATCGCCGTAAAGGATTGAGGGCGGTTGCGTAGAGCGTTCAAACAGAAAGCTGATGTGTTTGTTGTTTTCAAGGGCGCTCTTATTCTCGTCAGTTAAGACAATAAGTGCTCCGACATTTTCAATCAATTTTTCCCAATTGTCAGCTTCATAGTCCTCACCCGTTGCTTCTTTCAGAGCCTTTCCAAGCTCTGTTCGGTCCGCCTCTCTCTGCTCCGTTTTTGCTTTTTCAATGACGTTTTCGCCGCTGTCGTCAGCACCTTTTATGAAGTAAACTTTCGCCGGAAACGATGACCATTTGATTTCATCATTTTTCAAAAACTGAACACATAGGATAGATTTTTGAAAAGCAGTTATTTCAGGGCCAAGCGCAAGTTCGTCGGAGTCAACCTCGACTGGGAAACTTCCGGCTTCATTGTTGAAAACAGCACGCATTTTAAAATTTTCGACGGGCTCATCATTGATTTTGAGCGGCTTTACAAACTTGAGAATAGTTGCATTTTTTTCGCCTGTAACACCAAGAGTGCAGTTAGAGACGTGCTTTCCGTCCGAAAAACATATTTCCCTATTCTCTTTAACCGTCAGCGTTTCTTTCATCTGTCTTTTCCTCCAACGCATCAGTTTTGGCATTTTCTCTTGTGTCGGCTTCGGCACTTTCTTTCAAAAGCTCTTCGTATGCTTCAAGCTTGCCAACAAGCTTATTCTGCTGAGAGATCAGTTGATCTTGCATTTGAGCAAGCTGCTGAATTTTTGAAACTGTTTCGTCAATTTCCGCTCTCACTGATGATATCTTTTCTTCAAGGGTCATGATGCTACGTTCCTTTCCATGCTTAAAATCTTACTTTCAAGTGTCTTATTCTTTTCAAGAAGCTCTTGTACCGCCTTCCACGTTATAGCGGCCATAGAGTATAAACTTATGTGTTTTCCGTCAGAGCTCAACACTTCGGGCGGTGTATTATAACCGTCGCCGATGACGAAGCCGAATGTCTTATTGTTTTCCTCCGAAGCGATATTGCTTTCTGATACGCTTGCTGTATTTAATGAGGCTTCGCTTGAACAAGGCTCGGCTAAGAAGTCATATGAATAGATCTGTGACTTGGATGATTCGAATAGAGGTAGTACGGTTGAACTTCCTTGAATGTTTGTTTTGTTTTCAGCTAAAGAAGAAACCGTCACTGTTGAACCGCCCCACGTTAATTCTGAAGTGCCAAAAATCAATTTCTTTGACTCAATCGCCGAGCCGCCATAATTGTTATTTAGCCAAATAGAGCCCGCAGCAGTACCTGCCAATCCGGAAACGTTCAGTCTGACGAGCACTGTGCCGTTAGAATTTTTCAACTCAGTCGCAATTGCCGGCTTGCCGGCCGGGCTTCCTAAACAGTATGTCACGTTGTAATCGTTGCCTGAAACCTTTCTGTAGACAGTAAAGCCTCTCCACGCTTCTGTTGGGCGTTCTGCGCCGATAGTTATCGGAACAGAGATGTTAACTCTCGTTCGTTCGAAACTTGCTATTTCTCCACCAGAATTATCATTGTATGCAAATATCTTAAAGCCGGGTTCGAGGCTGCCGATTGTGCTTACATTAAGAGACGCTCCGAATCCTTTTAAAGTTTCGGTTTCATCGTCCTCTAATCTAATATTGCGATATGACGCGATACGGCAGTTATTTCCAAGATACTCGAGATTGTAGCTTGCTTCATTGATGATTGCTTTAAAATCGCCTTTTTTGGTTGTTATCTTGCCATTATCTAAGTCGATCAACATAGACGCATCTTCGGAGGTTATTACGCCCGCTTTTATCAGGCTCGCCGAAATGCTTCTTGCTGTCACATTGTTAATGATCAGCTTTCCGTCATCTCCGAGAAAAGCCGCAGTGTACGGACCGTTGTATCCGTTTGGAGAGTATGAAAGGCCAGCGAAGTTCCAGCGATAGAGCTTTTTCACCGTTTCAAGCTTGTCTGAGTCGCACAATAAAAGAAGCTCTTGCGGATTTTTTGACGGATTGAGCACAACATGACCTCCTGAAGCTCCGGTGATCTTCTTTGTCATATCGTCAAGCTCGTCCTGAAACTTCTGTTCAAGTGCTGAAGTATCCGGCGCTTCAGAAGCTTTCCGAAGCGCTTCGTTTGCGGTTCGTTGCGTTTGCTTAATTACGTCGGCGAAGTCTGCCCTTGGCGTTCCAAGCTCGAGTGAAACATACTTTTCGCCAAGTGAGTCATACACCGTTTTAATCACTTTCATTGACACTGTGACATTCATCAACGAGTTAATCACCTTTACTGTGTCACACAATGATACGGTCTCGAGACTCGGAACGAGCCTTGCGTGAGCTGTTTTTGATAAGTCAATCATTGAGACAGTCATGGAACCGTCAACAGCATTTATGTCATTGTTGCTCAGATACTCCGTTACATGCTTTCGGAGGTTCGCTTCGTTCTTTTCTTCTTCATTTTCAAAATAGCTTGAAAAATCCATAAAAAGAATTCTTTCCTCAATACCTGTCTTGTTCTCAACGTGCTGAACAATTTCAGATAAATAAACATACTGATCATCATTGACTACATACGGAAAGATGCCTGTGTATGAGCTTTCTACGGACATTGTAAGCTTCATTTCTGTCATGTTCTTACCATATCGAATTGTGATGCCGTTGTCTTTTCCGCGAGCTTTATGCAGTTTTATTTTGAGGTTGTCAAATTCATACTCTCCACCGAAGCAGTCGAGAACAGATCCGTCAATTCCGCCGAGAGCAGCTCTCGCAGAACAGCAGCCGGCGCCGAAATTCGTAACAGTGTCAATGTCGCAGTATTCGACGGAAAAGTTGTATGCATTTTCGGTGTGCTCATTTGCAGCGGATAAGATCCTGTTCATTGCGACAAGTGCGGTTGTTTTTTCTTTCGTAATTGATTTGATGGGATATCGCGAAAGTGAATATGAGACGTGCTCACAATTCACGGTAACGGTTCCCATGATTGGCTTCGACACCGAATAGATCTTAAATAACTGTGGATCAGCTGTTGGGTTGGGACTTACTTTTATATATCTCCCGGCGGAGATCTCCGCAAAGTCTCTACCGGCGGTCGGATATTCAAGAACGCATTCATAAATACCGTTGCGTTCCTCGGTCACTTCACAACGAAGAGCATCTTTTAAAAATGCAATTTTCGTATTTAAATTTGAAAATAAAATTGGAGTCATTATATCGTCCTCCAATTTGGAAATACTTTCGCGGACTTGGCGCCGATAACGCAAATCGTGTTGTCACCGAGTGCAAGCTCGGGCCATGTATCAGATCCATAACCCGAATTAAAGTTAATTCCGCTTGCATAGCAAGCTTCGGATAGGCTGTCAATGTTTACCGAGTTATATCCTTTCGGAAACGTGTAAATAAAGCTCTTTTCATTAACTTTTATCGTAACGGCACCACCAAGACGATCGGCAGCGGTGATATAAATCCTTGGCAACGAAGAGTGCTCATAAGGATTGGTTATGGTTGTTACTTCACTCGAATTAGTCGACACTGCCACGCCGAGCTGTCCCATAAGGTCATACTTGTATGGTTCGCAGTCAAATTGAACGCTTGCGTGACCTACGTTCAAAAGATCTTCTTCAAACGATATGGCGTTTAGAATAGCCGCGTAACGAAAGAAATCAGGATCATATGAATCTGCCAAAATTTGATATCCTTTCTGAGACAACATTTTTTTGACTTTCGCAATATTAGCGTCTATATCGGCGCAACCGACTTTATAAGTTTTTGTAATGTTTAAAAAACAGCCGTTGTCTTGAATCACGTCACCGGAGCGCCCCGGAACGTGTGTTTTCGTGACGTCGCGAAGTGGAACTGTCGGAGACGGTCGCTTTTCAATGTAAAGTCCGCAGTCATTGTATGAAAACATTTCGCCGAATTGGAATTGATTTATTTTCATGCAAACGCCTCCATTTTTCTCTTAACATTGTTATAAATCTGTCTACTAAGTTCTTCGGCCGCACTCTCAATGTTAAAGTCTTTTCCGGGCGTACTGCCGAGAGAAATGTTAAAGTTAAAATTAAATGTTCTTCCTGCTGTGTTGTTGTTGCGAACAGTCGGTTCTACTGATGATGCGACCTGGCTTTGCACTGCGGTTTTGAGCCGAACGCCTACATCGCTGTTAATGCTCGTCGGCAGGATATCTTTTATCTTTTCTTTTACCTTCTTCATCGACCGGGTAAAGCCTACGCCGAATCCTTGTCCGGAATAGTCGCCGAGCGACGCGAAAACAGTTGACGGCGAATGAATGCCAAGCTTGTTTTTCAGCGCGTTTACAACTGTGTTTCCGAGGTTTTTCACTTTGTCGACAACAAGATGAAGCGAATTCTGCAAGCCTCGAATAAGTCCGAGAATGAGATTTTTACCGATATCGGCAAAAATTGTTGACGGAGAATGAATTCCGAACACCGCTTTTATGTTGCTTATTATAGTTTTGCCGAGCTGCTTGATTGTTGATAAGATAAGCCCTCTGTTGTTCCACAAGCCTTTAATGAGGCCTTTAATCAGTTGTAGGCCCGCATCGACGATCTGCGGCATCATCTGCAACAAACCCGAGGCGATTTCGAGTGTGATCTTTATTGCGGCATCGATGAGCTTTTGAAGTTGTTCCGGATTGCGAAGCATTCCGACAATCGAGTCCACAAGATAGAGAGTGGCATCGATTATTGATGTTATTGTGTCATCCTCAGTAAGGGCATTGGCAAGGGTTGAAACAATAGTTGTTGCCGCTTGAATGATAGGCTTGAGGTTCTGCATTATTCCGTTCACAAGCTGATTGATGAGCTCAGACACCACCGGAATGAGCTGCGGAAGCAGCGTTGTGACTGTTTCGGAGATCGCAGGACCTATGTTTTTGACGATTGTTACTATTCTCGGGATTATGTTTTTCCCTGCGGTTATGACACTGTCAGTAAAGTTGCCGACAAGCTGATGGATGTTTGCTTTTTTGTCCGCAAGACCTGTAATGAGGTTTTGGAAAGTTGACTTGACTGCTTTGATCGAGCCTTGAATTGTTGTTGACGCTTCCTTTGCTGTTGTTCCGGTGATACCAATATTTGTTTGAATGACGTGTATAGCTTGATATACATCGTTCAGATTTGAGATGTCATACTTCTGACCCGAAATTTTTTCGGCATCAGCAAGCAAGCGCTCCATCTCTTTCTGTGTGCCGCCGTAACCAAGTTTGAGGTTGTCAAGCATGGTGTAATTTTGCTTTGCAAAGCCTTGATAGGCGTTCTGAATTGACGACATGTCAGTTCCCATTTTATTGGCATTGTCTGACATATCTGTGATAGCCATATCGGCAACCTGCGCAGCTTTTGCCGTGTCCCCGTTGAGGCTCTGGAGCAAGCTCGCCGAAAAGCTTGTTACTGTTTCCATGTACTCATTCGCCGTCAAGCCGGCTGTCTTGTATGCGTTATTCGCATATTTAACAACCTCATTCGATGAGCTTTTAAAGAGCGTCTCGACGCCACCAACAAGCTGCTCGTAATCACCGAAGCCTTCGATTGACGCCTTAACGGCTTTTGCGACGCCTTTGCCAACGGCGACAGCAGTGGTACCGAGCGCTGCCATGCTGGCAACCGTAGCCTTAAATGTGATCTTTGCAAGCTTACCGGCAGCGGAAACAATCTTTCCGAGACCCTTGACAGCAGGCGGCATGTTATCTTTCATTTCTGAAATTTTTGATTTAATGTCTTTGAATACGGTTTCGACTTTTCTTAGTCCTTTTGTCTGCTTTTCGACGTCACCAAGACGGTCATTCATTTTAGCAAGTTCCGTTTCCGCTTCATTGAGTGAAGCTTTCCACTTGTTGACTTCTTTTGAATTTTCACCGTATTTTTTCGTCGCACTCTCAACGGCTCCGCGGAGCGTGTTGATTTTAGCTGTTTGCTGTTCAATCTGACTTTTAAGATTTTTCTTTTCAGCAGTAAGAGCTTTTAAGCTTTTGGAGTTGCTGCCAAACTCGGCCGTGCTTTTCTTCATTTCGGAGCGGAGAACTTTCATCGAAGAATTGATATCGGAAATCGCTTTCCGATATTCTTTTTCTCCTCCAAGCTTGATCGTTGCACCTATTGTTTTACTTTTTGCCACTGCTTTCACCTCCTAAGCCGTAAAACTCAATGTATTCATTGTATAGAGCGATTATTTCGCTCGGCGTCATGTGCCATGTTTCGGCCGTAGAAAAACCGAGTACGCATTTTCCGATAAAAAACAATCGTTTAACGCTTACTCGGTTTTCAAGTTTTTTGCTTCCGGCAATTCTCCGAATTCTTCAACCATCTCGTCCGTGACAACTATTTCATTACCCTCATCGTCAAGCTCCGGTGAGCTGCTCTCGGCGGAAACTCCTAAAACTTCTTTCATTGCTTCCGAATAATATTCGAGATTACTCTTTCCAATCAGCAATCCGAAATACTCAAGCGGGATCGCCTTTTCATGGGTACCGTTTTTTAGGTTATTTCGTGCGATTGCATCATTGACAAGCCAAGAGATGATCTTTTTAGTGCCGGTTACACTTTCAAGCTCTTTTTCTGAAAGGTTTTCCACTTTTTCAATGACATCTAATGATGCGGCTACGTTATATTTTTTGCCGTCGAATTCAAGCTCGACAGTTTTTAATTCTGAATCGGTTATGTGTGCTTTCATATAAAATCAGGGCGCATTAAAGCGCCCTTACCCACCTTTCTTAATCAGTCTGTACGTTCGTGTTGCTCTCACCGGGGATCGTGCCACTGTCGCCGGTTGACGCCGTAGTAAAAGCGGCGCTTGTCCGTGCGACAAGTTCAGCGAGAACCTTTTTAGCATCCGCAAGAGTTTTAAGCCCGAAAACTCTTGTCCTCCACTTTCCGTCTATGTCTTTGCGGGCCTTTCCGGAAATGGTAGGCGTTGAGAATGTAATGTTTTCGCCCTTCGTCTGGATCTTATCTTCAGGCAGCTCGAACTTGACTCGGTGCAGCATATATACATTGTAGGATGTTGTGCCATCCTTAATGGATGCATATATGAAACCATATGTGCCAAAGTTAGAATCTGTGCTTCCATCCTCAGTGACAAAAACTGCGGTATATCCCTTGAGCTCGTTTTTTTTGAGACCAAAAATCTCAACAGCCGCTTCAAGCGCGATTTCGTCAATGTTGAGCGTGACCTCTGCGTTGTCGAACTCTCTGATCTGCTCGGCGATTTCATCATCGGCATACAGAAGTACTTCCTTGAAATTTGGCTTGACTGTTACTTCAATCATCTTGCCGATCGTTACAGCATCGCCGACGACTTTTGAGTCGGCAAGCTTGTTTGACGTGCATTTTGCAAACGTCGAGCCGCAGGCTTTGAATTTTGCCATATCTTATTCCTCCGTTTCGTAATCTTCGCTGAGAGCTGAGACCTCAGCGATATAATGAGTGTAATTTGTTTCAGCTTCGTATTGCTCATAAACGTCGCCGACTGTGAAATCGGCGTTTTTGAGCAACTTTAAAAGTTTTCTTTTCTTCTGAGATTGTTTACTTTTCACAAACAAATGAACGTTGCATTCGCATATAGTGATCTGAGCTTCATTGTCGGCCGAAATTTCAGGACTTTCAACAATGCCCTCATAAATTCCGTAATCCTCACCGTTACCTTGGTAATAGCCCGGATAAAACATTATGTTCAATTCTGAAAGCGTTCTGTCTAACTTTTGAATAAGTGTCATAGTTCTGTCTCCCTGTTGTAAACCTCGTTCATCTTGTCAAATACGGCTTTTTCGGTGCCTTTGACGACTTTTTCGATAATCGGTGTAGGCTTTTGGCCGTGCGAATTGCCGAATTCAAGAGAAGCGAGCTTCTCCATGTTGCGAACCGCCTTTTTGCGGGTATAGGCTTTACCGCTTTTGGCAATTGTTGTCGTGCTTTTGCCTGTCGGACGAACTACAACGACATTGTCACCGCTTTTGTTTCTCTTAGGCTTAGTCGGTTTTACGGAGTTAACAAGCTCGGCGGTTTGCCTGTGTATATTTAGCTCACTTTTCATTGAGCTTACAACGATTGGACTTGCTTCTTTCAGCATTTTTTCAGAAACTGCCTCTGTGTCCGAGAGCTTCTCTAAGCCCTTAAAAATGCTATCGTCAAAATCAAGCTGAAAATCCGCCATATAAGCACCTCATGTCCGAGCATGTAAGTTCAATTGCATCTTCATTCAAGCTGTACGATTCTTTGATCTCAAAGCATTTGCTTTCAAATCTTAAGAATTGTTCGCCACGGTACTCGGCTTTCTGAACTTTCACCGTGAGCGTTGCGTCGTAACCGCGGCGATACGCCGAATCTTTCTGCTGACGCTTGACTGATGACACCTCAGCAAAAGTCTCTGTTTCAGAAACAATGCTGAGGGTTGGGTAGCCCTCAGCATCTTTCAAAAGTTTTCCTTCAATCAGCGTCACGACATCATTCATCTGTATCATCGTCTGTTCTCCTGTAGCTCTGTGCTGTCATCAGCGTTGATTTGACAGCATTATAACGCTGATCATACAGCTTAGCTTCTTCGACGTCGCGCGTATATCGAGCGCGACACCAAAGCTTAACGGCATTGATGATGTTCCTGTCAAGTGCATTGTCGTCATCAGCCGATATGCCGCACAAGCCCATGTCGGCAAGGCAAGAGTCGATGCTGTCCGAAATGTCCTCGTCAAGCTCGGCATGTCTGATTCTCAAATCCGTTTTGACCTTTTCGACTACAATCGGACTCGCCATAATAAGCCTCCGTCAAACTGAAGCCGGAATTGTCAGTGCAACAAAACCATTCTTCGCAACGACATCTGCGCCGAGGCTGACAGATCCGAGAATTGTATCCATGAGCGAAGTGAATGCGAACTCCTCGGAGACCTTGACCTTATAATCAGTGAAGAGATCAAGCTCAAGGCACTGCGGATTGCCGTAGAACATTGTCGGTATTGCTGCTGAACCCTGAGCTGTATCTGTGCAGGCTGCAAGCTCGGAGCAAATGCAATACTTGATCGCAAGTCCGCCGTCCTTAATGATTCCAACGTTCGGGTTTGAACCGTCAGGAACGATCTCATAAACCTTCTTCTTGTCCTGTGTTCCTCGAATTTTGCCAATAGCGCGGAGATCTTTCTTGTTGAGGAACAAAACAGCGTCGCCTACGATGCTTTCATCTCCGCCGTATTCGAGGATAAGATCTGTGAGGGTGTTCTCATCGCAAATGCCTTTCTTCGTCGACGAAACAGATGCATCGATTGTCTTGTTGAGAGTTGATGCCTTGAGCTTGGAAATAACAAGCTTGACAGCCGCCTTGCGAAGCGAAATAAGGGCCTGCTCCTGAACCTTCGCTTCGTACTGGAGAGGTGTCTGATTCTTCGCCTGCTCTGAAATCTGAGCGTATGTGGCGAGCGTCTTCGGTGTGATCTCGACGTAGCCGAACGTTGTTTCCTTCGCAGTTGCCGCTGAGCCTTCGGTCTGCTCAGCAGCCGCATCAGCATCAGTGTCGATGTAGGCAACCTTGTTTGAGCCCATGCCGCCGCAATCAACGATCTTCACGAGATCGATGATTGAGCTGTGCTTCGCGCCGACTGAATCGTTAATTCCGCTGACTGCTGTGGGTGTAGCAAGCTTTCCTGAGCTTACAAGCGCCGATCTGAGCTCAGTTGTAGCGATGATTGTGCGCTTAGAAGTCATGAAAGCTTTTGCTCGTTCCTCGGGCTTCTTTTCGTCGATTTGGTTGTCGATACCTACAATCGTTCCGATTGCGCCGGATGCAACCTTATTTCTGATTTGCTGGCGCGACTGAATTCTTTCCGTAATTGCGTTTCTTTCATTGATGAGCTCATCCGCCTCGGAATTGAGCGCATTCAAAGCGTCTTCACTTTCAGCTGCGTCGATTTCTGTGTTGATTGCCGCAAGTCTCTCGGCAATCTGTCTGAGTCTTTCTTTTTCGTTCATAATTAACCTCCGATTTTGATTTTTGTTTTTATTTTGGATTTTAATAAATCAAGCTCTGCATCTCTCCGTGCTCTCAAGCTGATCACTCCGTCAGCCCAAGAACGAGCGTTAATTTCAGTGTCGTTGTTCGCGGGAATGCTCACGGCAGATACGTCGTAAATTTTCTTGACGGTATGATGCGTGAACGTTCTTGTTTTTGGATTAAAGTCATAATCTCCGATCACAAACCGCCATGACATTTTTGTCACCATGCCTGCGCATATCTCGTCATAGAGCGTTCGGGCGGCTTCTGTCTTTCCGAGATCGGCAGCAAAGAACAAGCCTTCGTCTCTTGGCTCAATAATGAGTGTGTTGTTACTGAGTCTTGCGAGGACTTTGCCGGCATGATCGTATAGAAATATGACATCCGTCATGTCGCAATTTGCGAAGCAGCTTCTATCGAATTGCTCGTAATAATCGTACTCTCCGTCATTAAAGAGGACGTAAGGTTCATAACGTGCCGCATATCCTTCGATATAGTAATTCGTGTCAATAAGCTTGTTCTCTGAATTTACGCCAAAAATCGGCATATATCTCATCTGACTGTTATTCTTGAATTTGGTTTTGCTGTTTGGGGTCACCGTTTATCTCTCCTTTATCATTATTTTCCGCTGCGACCGTTCCGCTCGGCAAATTGCCGAGTTCCACATAATCACGGCGAATATAGAACTTGTCTCCGTTTTCAACGTGCGGCAGGTTCAGAATGTCCATACCCATGTTGGTGCTTAGTAATCCACGATCAAACAACGTTTGAATCATTGCTGACTTTTCCGCATTTGTCATGTATTGAAGCCTGTTTGAACTCCACATGATAGAGTTATTTCGTGATATTTGCAAGTCACTGTAAGCCATTGATGTCATGGCTTGACTGAGTTGTATTGCGAAAGGCTCGATCTTGCCTTCGTAATAAGCCGACCACTGATCACCAACTGCTTTATTTTGTAGGATTTCCTCATTACAGCCGAAATAAGTGTAGACCCTGTCTTGAATCGCCTTCATCTGCTGAGTGTCAACAACTCTCGGCTGACTGTCAATTTGCTTAATGTTTGTGTAATTGCTCGGAAAGAGCAGCATACCGCCCGAGTCTCCCGAGAAGCTCTCCTTTGAAAACCTCTTACGTTCGGCAGCCAGATCTTTTGTGTTCGCAAAATTATTTAGTTGTGCCATAAATCGGAAGCTTGAATTGTTCTTGATGCCTTCTCTGATACCTTGGTTCTGCATGTCGAGAAGCTTCATTGTGGGGTCAAGCGCCGAGTTGTTCTCGCCTCGAATGTCCGATTTATACAAAAACTTATTGATAACACCGCATCTTGAAAATTCAATAGCGGCATTTTGTCCGTTTCCAAAGGTGAATTTAATCCAGAGCTCGGGACTTTCCGACACTTCTACAAATTCAACCATTCTCGGATTAACCGGATAAAATCCGATTATTTCATCAAATGAGCCAAGAAGCGGAACAATAAAGCAGGTGTTCTGTGCTTCGTAAATTGTTGCTGTCTTATACAAGAACTGTGCCGACGTCATCCAGGGATTCGGCTTATTGTCAAGCATGGACTTTATTCTTGCAAGATCCGCTCCTGACACGTCCGGCGAGAGCTTCGATGCATGATTTGCGAAAGTGTGAATGCAAGCTCGTGTGAGCTCCATCTCGTAAACTCCGCCGTCGTATGTCGTGTATACCGGAGTATACCCGTCGAGCATTTTAAAAAAGCCTTTTATCAGTGCTTTTTGCTCTCTTTTTTTAAAAATCTTTTCAAATATTCCCATAAAAACTCCTTTATGCCGCATTTTTGAGCTGTTCTCCAATGACTTCAAACCACTTTTGCCGGACAGTTAATGTGTCAAGTAAAGCCGCGCAGCCGTCAATATGGCATCGTTGTTCGATTTTAATAATGCGAACTCTGCGACTTTCCGAATTAACTTTTAAAGCTGTGTTTAACAGATGCGCTTTAAGCAGGTTATTGTCGCCAATTCGCAGCTTACCGTCACGCATCAAGCCCTCAGCCTCATAGATAACCGGTGTAAGATTTTCACCCTGATATACATCATCCATATGGAAGCCGTAAGCTTTCATCTGCTGAATGAGGTACTGCGCAGAATAGCGGTCGTAACCAATTTGCAGCGGGTAAACGTGGTATTCTTCGACAAGCCTTACAAACCACTCAAAACAGTCGTTATAATCGACGTAATTATCGCCTGAAGGCTTGATTAAACCCTGCTTTTCATAGATTCTATACGGAACACCTTCGCGCTCCTGAAGCTCATCAATCTTATTTCTCGGCATAAAAAATTGTGCAAAAACATACAGTCTGCCGTCTTTTTCAATGATGATGCAGCAAGCCGTTAAGTCTGTTGTTTGAGAAAGGTCGATTCCGCCGACGCAATAACATTCTCTGAAGTCGTTCAGATCAAGCTTTTCACCCGTCAAACCGTCGATAACTTCATATGGAAGCCACGCAACGGAGCTGTTTTGCTTTATGTTACAATATTTCGTTAAAAATTCAGTCTTTTTACTAAGCGATTGCTCTGCAACGGCTATTTCTTCGAGATAGAAATCCTCCGAGACGCTGACGCCAAGGTTCGGATTGCTTTTCTTTAACTCTTCAAGATCGCTCCATTTTTCAACGTCGTCGATCATGTAAAGCAACGGCAGAAGCCTCTTTTCGTTGCTATTCCCGAGAAGAAATGCGGTAGAACGCTTCATCAGCTCGTCGTAAATACTGTCGTTGATGTAACCGGCCGTCGAGATCGATAGGATCATCGGCTGTTTTCTGCTTCCAAGGGCAGATTTCATTACTTCGTATTGCTTTAACCCGGCGTCTCCCTGCCAAGCGGCAAGCTCGTCGCAGACAACAAGCTGCGGATTAAATCCGTCGCTTTTCTTCGCGTTAAAAGCGATTGGCTTAATCACGGTATTGCTTTCGGAAATGTAAATGTCGCTCCGTCGCTTCTTTGCAAGCTCGGCGAGCTCCGGTTCAAGCTGGATCATCTGATAGAACCCGTCATAGACAAGATTCGCCTGTTCGAGCTTCGGAGCAAGGCAGTAGATTTCCTGTCCGTATTCGTCCTCGATGTAAGCCATGTAGCTGATTATTGCCGAAGCGAAAAGCGATTTACCGTTTTTTCTCGCAATAACGATAAACACTTCTCGAAAGATGCGTACACCGTTTTCATCGACGATGCCGAACATTGCACTGACCGCCGCTTTTTGCCACAGCTCGAGTGTAATGAGGTCGTTTCTGCCCTTGCTGTGATGGCAAAAATTTTCAATATATTCGATGGCTTTTTCTGCCTTTTCAGCATCAAAAAAGTATTCATTTGACTCGATTTTTTCACAAATTAACGAGTATATTTTCTTTATCCACTTACCAACTCGCACTTTTTTAGTCCGAATGGCTTCGTTATATTCGGTGATATAACCGCTTGTCATTTTTTCTTTTTCAGCTCCTCAAGCTTTGAGTTCTTGCGTTTCGCTGCCGGAACGAGATCGGTGAGCTGCTTAATAATTGCGGCGTAATTCTTCGACATGTTGAGATAGATTTCAACCTCGGGACTTTTCTTTGTGCCGAATTGGTTTTCACCGTTTTTATACTCGGAAACACAGCCTTCGTCGTTGATTGTCTCTTGAAGCTCGTCAAGTGTTACTGACATAAACGCGGCTTTTTCTACGAGCGGATCTACAAGCTTTTTCTTGTTTTCGTCGAGGTCCTTAAAAATTCTCTTGATTTTTTTTGCTACTTTTTGAATTTTCTCTGACTTCGTTTCTTCTGTTTCCTTTTTGCTCAATTTCTCACCTCATATCTACACCACCACACCCCCTCTACACCACGCATGCGCGACCTGCAGGGTAAAATTAAAGAGGGGCGCTCGGTCAAATCGCCTCACTGTAATTTTGCTTTTAGGGGGGAGGCTTAATAATTTCCTCGCTTAACGACTGTTCCATCAGGCAAGTAACAAGCTCGGCCGTTGTTGTATATGTTCCGTGCTGGATCAACTTCTTTGTTGTGGCAGAGATGACATTCATACCGAAAGAGCTTAGGGTTGAGGGCTATGTCAGGGTCGTTGCAGTTAACGTCGTTAAGCCATATCGTGTGGTGGACAATCTTTCCAGGACGCTCGCCGCAGACTTGGCACATTCCACCGTCAATCAGTGTGCGCTCTTCAATGAATGCCTTCCGTGCACGCAGCCACGGCATTGATTTGTAAAATTCTTTCTGCGTCATTTGATGTAGTAGTTCTTTAGTTTGTAATAGTTCTCCATAGCCTCACTCCACATATCCCAGAGGACTGCACGCTTATGCTTGAGCTTATAATCATCTGTGTGTTCCGGTATAGCTTCGATCTGAGACTTAATGTGATCCGCTTGCGATTTATATTCTTCAGCAAGCTCGGCAAGTGTTTTCATGTTCTCACCCATGAAAAAGCCGCATCGAGCGGGTGCAATTCGGCTCAACACGGCTTTTGTTTATTTTCGTTATATTTATCTTAGCAGTTTTCTTGTTCCGCATTTCCACAAGTTAGACTTTTTTATCAAGAATGTAATAAAATTTGTGGCGATATTTCGTAAATTTATTTTTATCACACGGAATAGAGAGCGCGATATACGGCACACCATAGCAGATATTCTTTCTGAGCTCAGGGATAACGTTCATATCTCCACCTGCGGCATCGTGTAAGCAACGCTCTACAAGTTCAACAAGATCGGCGGACTTCATGGCTCTATCCGCCTTCCGTTCAACAGCTGACGATGCGTTTGAACTGCCTCTCGGCATTCCGTCAAAGCTGCCTGCCGAGAGCTCATAGCTATCGTTGCGTTCCCGTATCCACTCTGGATATTGATAACACTTGTGTTTCAGTTCGAGATAACGTTCTCTTGAAATAGCGTAATCGGCAAGCGCTTGCGAATATTCTCTCGGCATTATTGTTCACCTCTCAAATATCTCTCAATTTCTTTCGCTGCTTCTTCCCATCCCTGGCACCAAGTAGCACGGTTGCCGAGAAGATTAAGATTGTTGAGCCAATTGAGCTGTTGCAAGCTCGGTTTTTCGCCTTTTCGCTTCATCTCTATGTAAAGTGCGTGATATTTCCCTGAGGGCACGGGCAAGCAGAGATCTGGTACGCCCTTTTTCAGCCCTTGACGACGCATAGCGGCACCGTTATAAACACTGCGTTTGCCCTCGTTCGGGATATGATATAAGAACTTGATTTCGGGATATTTACCCACGGCGAAATCAGCCCATCGAAACAGTGCTTCCTGCTCCTGAGCTTCCGTGGGTCTTGGTATTTGATTTTGAAGCTTATTGCTCATTGACTCACTCCTTATGCGTATTCTTGATCTCGGATGATATATTTAGTGTCTTTTCTGTAAAGCCGAATTGCTATGTACGGAAAATCTATTTTCTCGGCTTCGCCGTATTCGTTGATATTGACTAAATCTATACGAGGATCAGCGTCTACAAACACATAGCCTGGATATAATTCTTCAAAAATTCGGGCGTTGTGCTTGTCGTTTCTCAGTTCTTGGAGCTTTCGTCCGCTGATACGTCCGTCACGTTGACTTTCTCTTGGTTGTTTAAGATTTTTTGAGCAGCAGTACGAGCGATAGCAAAGAATCGGATCTTTCGTCAGATAGAAAGCTGTTCCGGCAAGACCCGTTTTTGTGAAGCGAAGGGGCGATATATGAATAAGATTTGTTTTTTCACCAACGTTAAATCTTCTATTCCATTTTTCTTCTATGGTTTTTTTGTCAATCCCTCCGGAAATCACAAGATGATAATGCGGCCGTCCGTTTTCTTTTCCAAGCTCGGTGTTGTGGATATATTTAATTTCCTTGTTCTCTTTTTTGTAAGCATTTTTGATATTTCGGAGAAAACATGTAAATTCTCTGCCCTCAAGTGCTTTATCATATGGGAAATCCGCCGGATAGGAAAGTTCGCATAGATAATCATTTGAGCCAAAGTTTTCCTGAAGCAGCCAAGTGAGCCTACGAGCTGCATTCCGTTCATTGAGCTTTTGCTGAACCGGTCTTGTAGGCTTTGCTTTTGTCGAACGTCGACTTGTCGGTTTTCGAACCGGGAAAATGTCGACTTCCATATAATCACCTGACTTATGTATGCTCTCGCGGTTGAGCTTTTTCACGTTTTCTCCTCCTTTCACGTTGTCAATAACTTAGTACACAATACTTTCTCGTTACGGACTTTTTCAGTCCGTCATTTTTTTAGCGTCGAGGGGCTCGGCAGGGCCGAACCCCGTGTATTAAGTTTGTTGATTTAGATATGGTCAAAAGAGTTAAATTCCTTTTTAATAATTTTCTTAATGCGTTGGCTTTTTACTATATAAAAAATCAACATTATAAAATAGAAAGCACCTGCAATCATCTCAGGAATAAAGCATTGAACCCATGTAAAGTCAATAACCTTAAACGCTTTCAAGACAACAAAAATAAGTGTCAAAATTTCTGTGATGCCCATTGTAACGCCTCCTTACTTAACTTCAACGCTCGGAATAACGTTTGTGTCAAAATATACTTTATAATGGTATGGGTCAGTGTGTGTGCCTCCGATATCTTCAACTACATATAAGGTGTAGTCATTAAGATAGACATAGTTCTTTTTATATGTATCTTTTGAGGTTTTGGCGGTAACAACAAGCTCGTTAGTTGTGTTGTTTGAGATATCGATATATCCTTCGATATAAAGGATGATCTTATCAGTTCGGGCATTGTAAACCGTAACCCTGCGTTCACAATCGAAATAGTTTGCCTGCTTATTCAAGTTGTGATTTACACGCTCTGCTTCGGTGCATCCCTGAAACAAGCCGCTGACAAGTATGATCGCTAAAATTACAGCGATACATTTTTTAAAATACTTTTTCATAAATAATACTCTCCTTAATATTTTTCATTTGCTTTCAATTCTTCCGTATGACCGACTGTGCGCTTAACGGAGATTGAGCCCTTACCTGATTTGCCGATTTTAACCTTTCCGTGGCCGACGGTTGTAACGGTCAGGTCAAAGACTTTTGCATCGGCAATCAAGCGAGCACTTTTTTTGAGAATGTCGATTATTTCATCGTTCTCAATCTCTGTCATTCCGAGTTCACGTGCATTCGCAACGCAAAGCGACTCGATGTTAAAACAAGCTTCGTCAATCTGCCTTTCCTTACTTCGCCAAGCTCGGGCGGCTGGGCAGTTGCAGGTTTGTAACGCAAGCTCGGCGGCTTCGGTATCAGTCAAAGTTCGATTATCCTCGTTCATCAAAGCTTGTCCGCATTTTGGACACGTTATTATCATTTAGTTCACCTCCCGTTTTAAAAGATTTTAAAATTATTTCGATTTGCCGCAACTATGTCAGATCTGAGATCATCAACGTTTTCTTTGACAGACTTGATAATCGATGATTGTATCGTGTTCCAAGGTTGCATCCGTATTATATATTCCTCAAAGGGTGCCCACGTCTTTTGAATATATCTACAGTATTGCATCTCAAGCAGTGCTCCTTGGCTTTTTTTATAATTCGGTGCGAAAACAACTATATCCGATGAGTCAATCATAGCAAAACAGATCCTTGCATAATCAGCCGGTTCCAATCCCGTTGGAAGGGCTGCAGGGTTAATCACGGCTGTTCCCGGTATTTTCAGAAGCTCTGATTCCATCTTTGAAAATTTTTCTTTATAATTCGGATCACCGGTAATCTTTCCGGCGATATAAATCTTAGTCTTTAGCATTTGTTCCGTCGCCTCCCTTTCTCGCAGCTTCAAATTTAATAAATCGTTTCAGCTTCTGCGAACATTTTCGGCACATAGTTCTTTTTTTTGCAAAGACCATGATATTATTGCCGATCTCAACATTTCGCTGATCCAAAATACTCTTTATTTCTTTACCGCACATATCGCAGCAGGTCATTTTTCTTCACGCTCCCACGCTTATAAAATCAAATAAAGTCGGTGTGTCATACTGTTCTTCGGCACTTTTGAGATATCCAACGCCGTCACGGAAATAATCTGCGTTGAGCTCAATTCCGTATCCTCGGCGGTTCATCTTTACGGCCGTGTACGGCACCGTCATAAGTCCGCCGAACGGGTCAAGAACAGGGTCACCCTCAATAGTGCAAGAAACATCTTTTGTGGTTTGAACGTAAACCATATTTTCACCTTCTAAAGATTTTGAATTTTGTTCGACCTGCTGCGGCTATATCTTTTGCAAGATCATTGATGAATGGTTCATTCTCCCGAAACCATCTGTACAGATCCTGGCGGCAAAGTTCGTTAAATTTCCCCTTTTCTTTGTTTGTGAAAAGATCTTTGAGAATGCATTCAATTGATGGCACTTCAAAAATGACGTCAGCGTTGATGGTTTCAATGGAGTGAAGTTCATCAGCTCCATTACTCACAGTTTCCGGGAATAACGGAATACATTTAACCGGTGTCAAACTTGCAAAATATTCGCTTTCGGAGCAAAAATAGATTTTGCAATTATCTGTAATCATCTTCATCACTTCCTAAATACTCAATCATTTCAAACCGTACCGATGGCTTTTCTTTAAGATTGTACGGGATATAATCTTTGGTAAATATGTACTTAACCTCCGGTTTGCGTTGTAAAGCCTCCAAACGTGAAAGTCTACCAGCTAACATTCCGAGTTTAAAATGATAGTACATTTGCATGCCGAGTCGTCGATGATACTCCGAGGGAGATGCAGTTCTTCGCCTCTTTAACATATCCTCACCTAATCCTAAAAAACGTTGTAATTGTATGAAATATATTACCAAGTGCTTGCTTGATCTTGGATATTGCCGGCGGTACGGTACCTACTGTTGACCGAGCAAGCTCGGCGAAATAAGATTTCAGCTCCGGACGCTCACGGAGAATCTTATTAACTGCCGTATCGAGCGCACCGATATAGGCGTTCCAGGCTTCAAGCTCGGCAGTCGGTGAGCCGACCGAAATGATCAGCTCATTTTCAAACATTTTAGTTTTCTTGTTGTACTCGGACTCTATGACATAAAATTGATCTCCGTCATCGTTCTCACGCAACATCATTCGAGCGAGATGCGTCGTGTCGCATGGGAAGAGCTGCTTTTCTTTCATTCTGCCGTCTCCGTTCCATGTAATATTCAATTAGATTTGATTTCTTGTTCATGACTGCAATCGTAAGAGAAGCGACATTAAGTCCGCCGTGTTTCTTAAGATATTCAATGAATTCTTTTCGATATTTTACAGACATTTCGATTTCAAAATCTCGATGTTGATCGTCTGAAAGCGGAAAATGTTTTGGTTCGCCGATTCTCTTGCAATACGCATCACGCTCAAGCTGCATCGTGTGATCGCTCATGTCGAGCGTCCGGCCGTAATCATCCGGCGGAAATTTAAAGAACGTTTGCATCGTCTTTCGTCCTTTCGTAAAGCAATCGAGCTTTGAGATCTTTGTTTTCCCCGGCGAGCTCGCTGTAATTTTTCATCAATTTTCGATACTCTTTGAGAATTAAATCGTTACGGTTGGCAAGTTCTTCGCTGAGTTGTTCAGACTTCTTACAGCTGTCGTTCAATGCGAAAAAGCAAACAGCAAGAATAATCACGACTGCTAAGAATGCAATGTAAAGTAAAGTAAGTTTATCCATTTGGTTTCTCTCCTTTCGTCGGCATGGGCATTGTAACGATATGTTCGGCGCTTGTTTTTCTAAAACATTCAAGTATTTCATAAAATACTTTCATTTCTTCGGCATCAAAATCTTTTTTGATGAAATCAACATATCTCATCATTACCGCTGCAATGAACGGCCTGTTAGCCGGCGTCAAAGGACTTATGGCGGTGCCTATTTGTACTGAAATTTTGTTTATTGCTTCAACAAAAAGCTCGTGATCAGCTGTAAGAGCGGATTTTTTAAATAATTTTTCGGCTTCTAAAATAAGATTGTTCATTGCTTATTCTCCTTTCACTGTTTCAAGCGCCTGTGCGAGAAACGTCTGCATTGCAGTTTTAAGTTTTGCGGCAGTTTCCGGATTCTCAATTCTGCCGATGATGTTAAGACATTTTCCGTTCCATGTCTGCACCTGCTCAAAAGCGGTTTTAAACTCCGTGACCTCAGTGCTTGACATGCTGAGCTTTTTTGCAAGCTCGGCGGCTTTGGCTTCTGCTGTTGCCTTTTCAGCTTCGGCGGTTCGGATTTTTGCTTCAACTTTTGCAATGCGTTCATCGAGCTCTCTGGATTGCTCTTCGTATTCCGTCTTCGCTGCTTGCTCGGCTTCCGATTTGAGCTTTTCTTTGAGTTCATCGGGAATTTTGGGATTATCTTTTAGCTTTTTAGCGCGATCTTTTTCTTTTTTGAGCTTTTCTTCAAGCTGCGTTTTTTCTTGGAGTGCCTCAGTCAGCTTTTTACTTGCGATTGCCGCTTCAGATTCCTTTTTCTTCGCAGCGGCATTGGCAATTTCAAGCTGATTCTGTATATTTTCAACCTCCTCAGCTCTTTTTAAAGCCTCGTCACGTTCACGGATAAGTTCGTCAAGCTGGCGGGTGCTGAGCTCGTCGACGTTGTTTTCTTCAACAAAATCCTCACGCTCCGATGCCGGAATTGCCAAAAGCTGAAGTGCTTTCGTATAGCCCAAATTGGCAATCGCCTGCGAATTTCCGCCAAAGATCGACATCTGATCCGATCCGTATTCCTCATAGATTTTCATATAGTTTGTCGCGGTGCGCTGGCTGAAATTGACCTCATTTTCGAGCCATTCAGTCCACTCGCCGTGCTGAAGTATAGCTTTCGCCTCAGTCAGCTTTTTACCGATTTTACAAACATAATGTACAATGAGGCACTGTGCCTCGGTTTTAAGCTCTTGTATTTCTTCGGTGATACTATCAATATCTCTTTTTGCAAGTTCTTCACTCATGCAACTTTCTCCCTTCTATGTTTAATGGGCTTTGACTGTTTCTTCTTCATCTTTGCAATTGTTGGAATAAGGATCTCACTTTCCCACCGGTCGCAGAAATCACGTACTTTCTGCGGGATCGCACTCCGTCTAAAATGCTTTGACGGATAAAGCTCGTTTCTATAACCGTGAAGCTGTACTTCGCAAGGAACGGAACCTTTCATATTGATATCAAGCGTGTAATAGCTTCGTTCCGGGCGTCGGTAATGGCGTACAAAGAAAATGACGTCACTTTCCGATGCGTGTTTATGGCCGTAGCCTCCGACGCAATGATGCAGCACTTTGCCTTCGTCAATAAGCTCCTGTTCATTCTGTGCTATTCTGATGCAGAGATCGCCGTCGGTCCATTCAAGAGCGGAATATTTTTCTGCAAGCTCGGCGAACTTAGCTTCATACATGCTTTGCTTTTCGGCTTCTGTGCGTTCAACGAGTTCATCGTGGGCTTGCCGAAGATTTTTCGGAAATATTTCACGGTATGTATGTTCACCGCCGTCGAGCATCTCACGGTAATCGCCCCAAGTTTGAGCAGCAACATTCGCATCGTCAAAAATCTCTTGATCTATAAGGTAATTGATTACTTTCTTATAGTTATATCCGTCGTCATAGTCTGAAAGAGTGATTGCTAAGCTATGGAGAGTTGGACCCTCAAAGAAGCCTAACCAATCGTCAAAATCAGCTTCAGTAACGTTTTCAAAAGTAAACTTCCAAAAGTTATATTCTCTGAGATCCTCACAAGTCCAGCCGAAGTAGTGTTTTAAGCTCTGCTTACTTACGCCAAGCATCTTGTGCGGAGCTTTCTCGCTGAAATTAAACAGATCCGTGTCAACGCTATATTTTGCAGAATATGCGTAATTTTCGTCTCTTGCGAGCCTCCAAAGCTCGCTGTCAAGAACTGTTCGCCACTTGCTTTTTACAACATTTTCTATATTTGGATGTTTTCGCCACATTTTAAGGTAAGCAAATACAAGCAGATTGAGTCTTTCTACGTGCCCGTTGATATATTCGGCGAGCCCTGTTTTTTCGCCTGTTGTTCCTGTTAAATCAGGAACGTTTCGATACACCGCCGCATCTATTTTGTAATTTCCTCCGGCGTTGTAGTCGTAATAGCGGTGATAAGCAAGATCGTCGTTGTAATAGTTAGTCGGCTCCCATTCGCAGAGTTGAACCTCAGCGCTAAAAATGCTTGGAAGCGTCGAGTGCTTAAATCTATACGCCTTGCGACCGTCAATTACAAGCGCCTCGCGAGGGATTATTTCAAAAAAATCATCTAAGTTATATGGATTCCGTTGACCTATATAAAGTCTGGCTCGCCAGGTCATAAGGACCGTGTAATTGTCGACAGTCTCGATGCTTGTTGCGAGCATTTGATATGTCCTGCCGTGCTTTAACCGGCTTCGGTGTATAAGGGAGATTCTCTCTCCGCACCTTGGACAAGTGATTTCGTAGTCCTCGTTGTAGGTCATAAAATCAACGTCCGGAAGCGCATTTTGGGGAATGTATCCATCGTAATTTTCTCCATCGTCGCCGGCATACATTCTTATGCCATATCTCTTGTTCGGGTGATTTTTGTTCCAGCCGGCGATAAACCTCTCGCCGCAAGCGGTGCAGTAACACTCCGCTGCCCAGTGGTAGTGTACTTTTGATTCATAACGTTCCCAGTCATCAGCTGACATTGTTCTGCCGATTTGCTCATCCTCAACACAGATTGATTTTCGTGAGAACACGCAGAAGTCACCACCAAGCTCGGAGCCGTAGAATTCTTTTCTGATCCAATCCCTCATGCCCGGACGCGGCACTTCTGGGAGAAGCTCTGCAAATTTTTGTCGGCCCTCCACTGTCGAAAGAGATTCGATGCAGCTATGTTTAATTTCCATATGCCTCGCACCTCACATGAAATCCGACAGATCGAGGATTCCGGCAGGCGCCTGCGATTTCGGCTTTTCTGCAAGCTCGGCTAAGCCAAAGAAATCACGGATAATCTTATCGGCAGCCTTCGGCGGTGTGCATCCGCCGTGAGCGTTAGCATACTTGGCTATTTTCTTTTCGATCTCCTTGAGCGACATTTTGTCATCGTCAAGATCATTAAAAATGTGTTGTGCGTTGTCGTCACTCTCGGCGGCGATATCCTTAACCTGCTCGGCAATCCAGTAGTGCTTATCATTTTCGGTGTATTGGGATTGCTTTTCTGTAATTTTTGTGAGGGCTTTTTCTATTGTTTCAGACATAAATTAAGCTCCTTTCACGAGTTTGAGAACAAATTCGCTGTTCTCGGGTATCATTGCTGATGATGTGGTGGGTGTCGGTTCTGATGGTTCAATGCCGCAAGAGAAAAATCTTGCGACCGCTTCAAGGTTTACAAAGGTTTTTCTACCGATCTTTACGCTCGGAATTTGCCCCGTGCGGACAAATCTACGAAAAGCCGTTTTTGTGATTGAAGTTTGAGGATCGTTTTTGAGGATTTCACCGTATGCCTCGTCAATTGTTCGCATTCTTGGTGTCATGGTTATCATCCTTTCTTATTTTATGTTGTTTCTGCTTTTTTGGGGTTTGCTCTCCGCCACCGTAGCGGATGCAGGGAGTCGGGAAGAATGTAACACTATTCAGTCATGTTTTTATTAAGTTTTTTTGATATTTTTCCCTGCACCCGGTACGATGGCGGAAATTAGCCAAAACGGCTATCATTGAACAAAAAAAATAGTATCTTTATTTTCAATACCTAAAAGTTCAGATAGTTTTATTATCTCGCTCGCTTTAAACTCGGTCTTATTGTTGATTTTGTTTGAAAACGCCTGATGACTTATGTTCAGGAACTTAGCGACATCATCTTGAGTTAAACCATTCTGAATAATTGTAGCTCTAAGTAGTTTTGTGTTTGTCATTTTTACACCTTCTTTCATTAGCCATTTTGGCTACAATCAAACTATATCACTGTTTAGCCATTCTGTCAATACTTTTTTTGACATTTTTTCAAAAAAACTTGACAAACTGGCTAAACGGTTGTATCTTATATGTGCGAGGTGTTCTAAATGACTATTTATCAACGTATAAAAAATCTGAGAGAATCAAAGGGTATGTCCCAGCAAGAGCTTGCTGAAAAAGTAGGTTTTAAAACTGCCTCTGCGGTAAATAAGATAGAATTAGGCTTGCGAGATATTAACCAATCGAAAATCAAGGCTTTTGCTGAAGCCTTGGGCACTACATCATGCTACCTACTTGACGGTAAAGAAACATCAAAAGATTTTGTTTCATCTTTTGCTTTAACCGAACGAGAGAAAGCGTTAGTAATTGCATATAGAGAACACCCGGATATGCAAAAGTCAGTTGATAGGCTCCTCGGTATTGAGCCGGAAGAAAAGCTCTATATAATAGAAAAAGCCGCCCGTAACGGAGATAACTCTCCACTTGTAGTTACGGACAGCAAGCTCAAGAAACTTGAGAATTTACCCGAAGTTCCGCTTGAGGACGGTTAAAATTTGTTTTGTTTTATAAAGGTTTCAAATTGTGAGTAGACTTTCTGCTCAAGTGGAGATGTCAAAAAGCGATTGCGCTTGTAAAGCTCGTTCATTCTTTCTGCTCTGTATTCTGCGGCGGTTCGGCTGATCTTGCAAAGTTCTTGTATTTGATCGGCAGTCCGAACATTACACCCCCACAGCACACAAGCAGGAGCTAACAGACGACTTGCAAACACATTCGCTGCCTGCTCAATCGGATTATCTGTCGGTGACGGTTCACGGTTTACAAGCTCGAACTTTCCGACGTGACCGAGAATGATATGTCCGATTTCATGAGCAATTGTAAATCTTCGGCGTTCAGGCGAAACGGCAGAGCTTACAAAAATATGCGGCACGCCGTTAATGTAGCAGCTCATGCCGTCACTTTCGTCGGTCGGCTCATAGTAATGCAGCTTGATTCCAAGCTCGGCGCAGACTTTAACGGTGTTGATTGGCAGTTCCGAAACGCCTAAATCAATCAACAACTGCCATACCGCATCTCTCGCATTTTGATAATCTTTATAATTCATAAAAAACACCTCACTTTATTTTAAGCAAGGTGTTATGTAAAAATCCATATGTAAATTTTGTTTAAACTAAGGGCGGTTAAATGCTATGATTACTGTTTCTGTAGGATTTGAAAACAATACTGTGTGTTCAATTGAAAGAAAAGGAAAGGGCAAGTCATTGATTGCGTTTCCCGAAAAATATGTGTGTTTAGATTTAGAAACAACAGGTTTAAGCCCACAATATGATGAGATCATCGAAATATGTGCTATTAAAATTGATAACAGCAAAGAAATTGAGCGTTTTCAAACATTGGTTAAACCCGAAAACGAGATAGATGAGTATATCTCTGAATTAACAGGAATCACAAACGAGCTTGTAGCGGACGCTCCACATATAAAAGATGTTTTACCGTCTCTTATAGATTTTCTGTCCGATTGGATTATAGTCGGACACAATGTAAATTTCGATATTAACTTCGTTTACGATAACTGTTTAGAACATCTGAACGGTTATTTTAAAAACGATTTCGTTGATACGATGAGATTATCAAGAAAGGTTGTTCCTGCGCTTAAACATCATAGATTGGAAGATTTGGTGAAATATTTTAATATTGAGACGAAAGAAGCTCATCGAGCCGCTTACGATTGTACCGCAACGATCTATTGTCTTGAAAAATTGAAAGCTTTAGCTGTTGATACTTATGGTGATGTTGGAAGTGCCCTTTATGAGTTTACAAAAGGTTCGAAAAAGTCATATGCCGACTTTAAAGACCTGCACGCAACCACAAATTATATTGATGTTGACAATCCATTTTTTGAAAGAAATGTTGTTTTTACCGGTACACTTGAAAAGATGGTCAGAAAAGATGCAGCGCAACTGGTTGTTAACTTAGGCGGTTTTGCTCAAAATTCAATTACAAAGAAAACAGACTATCTTGTTCTTGGCAACAATGATTATTGTCAAGCCATAAAAGACGGAAAAAGTAACAAGCAAAAGAAAGCCGAAGCTTTAATCCTTAGTGGAAGCGATTTGAAAATTATCCCCGAAAGCGTATTTTATGACATTATTTCAGAATGGATTAGGGATTCTGAATAAGCATAAGACAGTATAAAGTTCATAACTGCTTTTGCAGTGTGATAAATAAAAATAAGGAGAAATCAAAATGTTAAAGAAAATCACAGCAATACTCATGACAATCATTATGATAGGCACGCTTGCCGCCTGCGGCAATTCGCAGTCTGCCGGTTCGGCTAACCCGAAAACCACAAAGGCCCCTGCTGACCTTTCGGGCGAATGGAAGCAGAAGAACGGCGATAAAGACAGTTATCAGATTGCTAAAATAGCAAATGGCACAATTGAAATATATTGGCATTCCGAAGAAGATGAAAGCGACTCGCTTTATTGGGCAGGAACTTACGATGCACCGACCACAGCCGACGAGCCGTACACCTGGGATTCCAAAAATGACACAGAGAAAACGGACAACGCTTTGCTTGCTTCCGGCGACGCGACAAAGACCTTTACATATGAGGACGGGGAAATCTCATATCAGGCTTCCGCTCTCGGAACAACAAAAACAATCAGACTTGAGAAAGTAAAATAATTGCAACTAAATTTCAGTTGCAGACCATATAAATAAAAATGCCGCCCGGCGCTACCAACACCGAACGGCAACCGCATGAGATCCTACTCTCTTGCGGCATTGAACAGTCAGAACCGACACCCACCACGGTGAAAGGAACTAACTATGTTTATTATAGCAGCTTCTTTCGCCGAATGCAAGCATTTTTGAAAGGAGCTGCTTTATTTTATGGCAACAATTGAAAAAAGAGGAAAAGCATACCGAATAACTGTTTCTTTCGGTTATAACGATCTCGGCGAACAAGTGCGCCATCGAATGACGTGGACGCCGCCCGAAGGTCTGAGTGAAAGGCAAGTTCAAAAAGAGTTACAGCGACAAGCGGTTCTTTTCGAGGAAGATGTCAAATGCGGACTTGCAAGCTCGGCGAAGAAATTCAAAGATGCTTCGGAGGAGTATTTCAGCCATGTCGAAGCGCAGGAAAGCTTGAAGCACCGCAGCGTTTACAGGCTCAAGCAGTGTTCGGACAGGGTTTTAATGCAATTTGGTCACATCAGACTTGACCGGATAACCACTTCCATGCTTCAAAAGTTCCTTGATTCTCTTGTTACCGACAATCTGAATGAGAGGACAGGAAAACCGCTTTCGCCGAAAACTCAGCGACATTACAAGAATTATATCGCGAATGTTTTTGATTACGCCGCAAAGCGTGGATATATTTCACATAACCCTTGTATCGGTCTTGAGTGCAAACCGCTCAAGAAGAAAGAGATCAACACCGTTTCCGTCGAAGAACTTCAAACGTTTCTTTCATTGCTTGAGGGTGAGGACGTCTGCATGAATTTGTTTTTCTCTCTCGCCTTGTACTGCGGATTCCGCACTTGCGAAATTCTTGGGCTCGAATGGTCGGATATTGACTTTGAAAATAGCGTCATTTCCATTAACCGCGATCGGCTCTATACAAAAGAGCGTGGCATTTACACTGATACACCAAAAACAAATCAGTCACGTCGAAAGCTCAAGGTTGATGCAGGTATTATTGACCTGCTAAAAAAGCAGCAGCTTAACCAGATGAAAAACAAGCTCAAGTGCGGCGATCAGTGGCAGAACACAGGAGCGGTTATAACTAATGAGTTCGGCGGTTATATCCGCACCGATTATCCGGGAAAATGGCTCACGAAGTTTTGTAATAGAAACAAATTGCCGCACCTCACGCCGCACCAGCTGCGCCACATGAATGCCTCATTGCTAATCATGAATGGTGCTGATGTTGCCACCGTTGCCGGTGCACTCGGCCATAGCACACCCTCAACAACATTAAATATATACGCTGAATTCTTCGCCGCCGAGCAAGCGAAAGCTTCCGAAGCACTATGTCAAACCCTCCGACCGAGCGTAAAAAAAGAGGAAGAAAAAGCATAATTTTTTTGAAAAAGCCTTGACAAATACGCATAAAAGGCGTATAATATAATCACAGCAAGGGGGTGAAAACAATTAAACGAAACGATCTCGTTAAGATGCTTGAGCGGAACGGGTGGTACTTCAAAAGGAGCGGCGGCGGACACGACATATACACCAACGGTCAGGAGTGCGAAACAATTCCGAGACATCGAGAGATTAAAGAGAATTTAGCACGGGCAATAATTAAAAGGAGGGGGCTGAAATAAGCCCCGCTCCAACCCGGCATTATATATAGGAGGATAAGAATATGAAACAGGCATACCCGGTTATATTTACTCCGGATGAAACAGGCTTTACAGCTTTTATACCCGACTTTAACATCAACACACAAGGCGACGACCTTTGCGAAGCTATTGAAATGTCAAGAGATGCAATCGGACTAATGGGCATTGACATGGAAGATGATAAAAAAGTTTTGCCCGAGCCTTGCAAGCTCGAAAGCGTAAAAAGAGAACCTTGTGATATTGTTACTCTTGTTGATGTTGACTTTGCGGAGTATAGAAGAAAAAATGAGAGAAGAACCGTAAAGAAAAATTGCACGTTGCCGAGCTGGCTTTGTTACGAGGCGGAACAGGCAAATATCAACTTTTCACAGGTGCTTCAAGAGGCTTTAAAACGTGAGCTTGGTATAACCGAATAA